CGGTACGGTATGGAGTCCATCGATGTTTTAAGAAATTTCATGACAGATGAACAGTTGAAAGGATTCTTTTTAGGTAATAGTTTAAAATACCTACTAAGACACCAGAAGAAAAACGGTCTTGAAGACCTGAAGAAAGCACGCAAGAACCTTGATTGGTTGATTGAGGAAATGGAGAACAAAAATGAAACCTAAAAAATATCCGTATTCAGGATTTAAAAAAGCAAAAGAAACAGCTAAAGAAGATAAGCTAGAGTTTGTAGTCTTTCCTAACGTAACCCTTAGAAAAGAAATGCTCAAGCATATCTACACGGTTACTAGGTATCATGACGGCTGTACAATCATTTATTTCAAAGTCCCAAAACTTTTTGGACTTGGATATGATGAGGAAAGAGTAAGGGTCGCTCTGAGATACGAGGATACTTTAAAAATTTTGAATGATGTCATGTAAAAGGAGTAATGAGAGTGGATAGAGCAACAGAGCTCTTAAAAGAGCTACAGCATTTAGACTTAGATATTCAAAGCCGTATAGATGAAATCAATGAGCTTGAGGCTGGTCTACTCTCAAGCCCTAAATGGACAGATGTCAAAGTTAAAGGAGGACAGCCTAGAAAGATTGATGATGTATATGCTCAACTTATAGCCATGAAAGATGAGATAGAGAAAGACACAAAGGTCATCATTGACAGGAAATTAGAACTAAGCAGGCTCATCAATAAGTTATCAGACCCTAAACATCGGACAATCCTGAGGATGACGTACATCAATAAGGGCACAGCTGATAGTATTTGTTATGATTTAAAAATGAGCCGTACAACTTATTACAGATTGAAAAATGAGGCGATTTCAGCCTTAGAGAAAGTCATCTGATGTCAAAGTGTCAAAGTGGAACTATTTGGGACAGCACGGTTTTATAATTCTGATAAAATGATAGTATCAAATGCTGAGGCAGATGAGACTCCTTATGAATTGAGGCGCAAGCCTCTTTGAGGTAGTGATACGGATGACAGTCCCTTTTTTAAAATTGCTACTGTTGTTCCTTTGGGGGCTGTCCATGGTTCAAGTCCATGCGCTACCATTTTTAAAAAGCTACAAAAAATAAAAATGTAAAGGTAACAATATACTATTGGTTCTAATTGAGGTTAGTAGCTCCTCAGATTAAGTCACTCATTGAGTGGCTTTTTTATTTTGTTTGAAAAGGAGGTAGTTTAGTGAGTGGATAAATTAACCCCAAAACAAGAGCTATTTGTCCAAGGAATAATCACTGGACTATCTCAGAGACAAGCATATAGACAAGCGTATCCATCCGCTATGAAGTGGCGAGATAAAGTAGTTGACAACAAAGCTAGTGAGCTATTGAAAAATGGTGAGGTTTTGGTGAGGTACAGAGAATTATTAAAACAATTCTCAAACATGTCTTTGTGGGCTAGAGAACAGGCTTTCAATGAGTATGAATGGCTAAAAAATAAAGCTAGAGCAAGTATTGAGGTTGAGGGAGTGAGGCAAGCTAACTCAACAGCATTCTTGTCAGCTTTGGATGGCATGAACAACATGGCTTTCAGAGATTTAGAACTAGCTGATAAAAAGCTAAGGCTTGAAATTGAAAACCTCAAGGCACAGCTAGGCTCTAATGATGAGGATGATACAGTCATAACTGGATTTACATTTGATAGGAGTGAGTACGATGGTAACACTAAACCTAGCCAAACTGATTAACCCAGTATTTGATGATGTCCTATACACTGATAAGAGCCATGTGGTGCTCAAGGGTGGCCGTGCCTCTACTAAGTCATCAGTGGTCTCTATTGACCTTGTCAATGACTTTATCAATGACCCTATGGGTAATGTGGTAGTACTACGCAAAGTAGGCAAGTACTTGAGAATGTCAGTATATGAGCAGATAAGGTGGGCTATCTATGAGATGGGTCTAGCTAATCAGTTCAAGTTTGGGAAATCTCCCTTACAGATAACTCATATCAAGACAGGAACAGCCTTTTATTTCTACGGTGTAGATGACCCCATGAAACTCAAATCCCAAAAGATAGCTAAGGGCTATGTTATGGCCGTATGGTTTGAGGAGCTTGCTGAGTTTGCAGGCCGTGAGGATATTGACATAGTTGAGGATACTTTCATCCGTCAAGAACTCCCAAACGGCAAGCAGGTCAAAGTCTATTTCACTTACAACCCTCCACGCAATCCTTATGATTGGATCAATGAGTGGGTGGCTGAGAAAGCTAGTGACCCTACCTACATGATACATCATAGCACCTACCTTGATGATAGACTAGGCTTTTTGTCTAGGCAGATGATTGAGAAGATAGAGCGCTACAAAGAGACTGACCCTGACTATTACAGATGGATGTATCTAGGAGAGGTCATCGGTCTTGGTAATCATGTCTATAACATGAGCTATTTTAAACCACTACAGAGCCTCCCTGAGGATGATAAGCTGATAGGCATATCATTTGCCATGGATACTGGACACCAGCAATCAGCAACAACCTGTGGAGCCTACGGACTTACAGCAAAGGGTAAGGTCATCCTATTAGACACTTTCTATTACAGCCCAGCTGGCAAGACCATCAAGAAAGCCCCTAGTGAACTATCTGTGATGATCCATGACTTTATAGACAAGGTCATGAAACAGTACAGAGTACCTAAACTCAAGATGACTATTGATAGTGCTGAGGGGGCTTTGCGTAACCAATATTTCAGAGATTATGGCGAGCGCTGGCACCCAGTAGCCAAGAAGAAAAATCAGACTATGATAGACATGGTCATCAGCTTACTAGCTGAGGGGCGTTTCTACTACCTTGACACAGAGAATAACAAGGTATTTATAGAGGAACATAAGATGTACCGATATGATGACAAGACCATCAATACAGATGACCCTAAAGTCATCAAGGAAGATGACCACACAGTAGATGGTTTCAAGTATTTTGTCTTAGACAACGCTAGGGAGCTGAGACTAAAAGCCTAAAGGAGCTAACAATGGGACTAGTCCAAACTATAAAAGATATTTTTAAGAGGAGTAAGTATGCGATGACAGCGCAAAATTTAACTAATATCACTGACCATCCGAAGATAGCAGTGTCATCCACAGAGTATGACCGTATCAGAGAGAATGTCAGATATTTCTCAGGCCGTTATCCACAGGTAGAATACCTGGACAGTAACGGTGTCAAAAATAAAAGAGATTTCAATCATTTGCCTGTAGGGCGTACAGCTGCTAAGAAGATTGCAAGCCTGGTATTTAATGAACAGGCTGAAATCAAGCTAGATGATGAACAAGCTGACAAGTTTATCAAGTCTCAGCTACAAAATGATAGATTTACAAAGAACTTTGAGCGCTACCTTGAGAGCTGTCTTGCCCTTGGGGGCCTTGCTATGAGGCCTTATGTAGATGATGACCGTGTCCGAGTGTCATTCATTCAAGCACCTGTCTTTTTGCCACTGCAAAGCAACACTCAGGATGTATCTAGTGCAGCAATCGTGACTAAGACCATCAAAGCTGAGGGAAACAAGCAAAGATACTACACGCTGATTGAGTTTCATGAATGGAGCAAGGACGGATATACAATCACTAATGAGCTATATAAGTCTGACAATCAGAATGTAGTAGGCTCAAGAGTGCCACTGTCAGAGCTTTATGAGGATTTAGAGGAAGTGGTAGAGCTAAATGGCTTGAGCCGTCCACTATTCACTTACCTCAAGACTCCAGGGATGAATAACAAAGATATTAACAGTCCGCTAGGCTTGTCTATCTTTGACAATGCAAAGACTACAATAGACTTTCTCAATACCACTTATGATGAGTTTATGTGGGAGGTCAAGATGGGTCAGCGTAGAGTGGCAGTCCCTACTCAGATGATTAAAGCAGAATACAATCAGGATGGGGATAATGTAGTAGTCAAGCGTGAATTTGAGGCTGGCCACAATGTCTATGAGCAGTTTGACTCAGGGGATATGGACAAGGGTATCGGTATCACAGACCTTACTACACCAATCCGCTCAGATGACTACATCAAAGCCATCAACAAAGGCTTGAGCCTCTTTGAAATGCAGATAGGAGTCTCAGCTGGCATGTTTAGCTTTGACGGCAAGTCAATGAAAACAGCCACAGAGATTGTGTCTGAGAACAGTGACACTTATCAGATGAGAAATAGCATTGTCTCACTGGTTGAGCAATCACTAAAAGAGCTCATCATCTCAATGCTAGAGCTTGCCAAGGCTTACAAACTATACTCAGGGAATATCCCTGAGATGGATAAAATCAGCGTCAATCTTGATGATGGTGTCTTTACTGACAGAAACGCTGAGCTTGACTATTGGATAAAAGTAGTCAATGCTGGCTTTGGTACGGATGTCATGGCTATTGAGAAAGTGCTCAACGTGACACCTCAGAAAGCCGAAAAAATTAAGGCTGAGATTGATGGCAATGTCATTGATCATGTAAATGATGAGCGTAGCCCTGAGGATGTCTTAGTCTATGGAGAGTAGCATGAAAAGACTACTTAGGTTTATTTTGCCACCACTCAACCCAGCCAAGTTGTTTATTAAGTCCCCAAACAGGTTTTTGAGGTGGGTATGGTATGACTAAAAAGAAACCAATCAAGCTAAATGATGAGCAGTTAATGCTTGACGCAAGCAACGTGGCTGACATCTATCATCAGCTAACACTTGACTTATTTGACCAAGTAATAGACAGACTCAAAGAGCGTGGCTCAGTTAGCTTGGAAGAAAATCCTTATTTGTGGCAACTTGAGAAAATGAATGAGATGGGGCTCCTTAATGAGGATAATGTCAGTCTTATTTCAGAGCGCTCAGGGATTGCTGAGGAGCAGCTCAGGTATGTTATTCAAAACGAGGGCTACAAGGTCTACAAGGATACTAAAGAGCAACTACTAGAGTCCATGGGTGGAGAGTTTAGTCATAACTCACTCATTCAGACCAATCTAGCTGCTTATGTCAATCAAGCTATGGGAGATATAGACAACCTCATCAATACCACTCTACCAATGAGTGTCAGAAATGTCTATCAGTCTATTGTCCAGGAAAGCGTGGCAAAAGTAGTCACAGGGCTTACCACATCAGATAAAGCTATCTCTGATACAGTCATGAAATGGGCTGAGAAAGGTTTCTATGGCTTTACTGATAGTCAAGGCAAGAGGTGGAAAGCTGACACTTATGCTAGACAGATCATCAAGTCTACAGCTTGGAGGGTCTACCGTGAGGTCAGAAAAGCTCCAGCTGATGAGATGGGTATAGATACCTTTTACTATCACAAGAAAGCCACAGCAAGAGAGATGTGCGCCCCTCTACAACATCAGATAGTAACTACTGGAGTTGCTAGAACTGAGGCTGGAGAGCGTATCCTTGCTTTAGCTGATTATGGCTACGGTCATCCAGCAGGTTGTCAGGGTATAAATTGCACCCATGAGATGACACCATACATCCCAGGGGTCAATTACAAGCCCGATTTGCCCGATTATTTGAAAGACCTAACACCTGAGGAGGCTATAGCAAATGCAAACGTACAGGCTAAACAGAGAGCCCTAGAGAGGTCTATCAGAAAGTCTAAGGAGCTTTTGCATGTTGCAGAAAAGCTAGGAGATAGTGAACTAATCTCTAGTTATAAGAGCAAGGTCAGGATGAAACAAGGAGCCATGAGAGGCTTTTTGAGCCAACACCCTTACCTACACAGAGATTATGCTAGAGAAAAATACTATGATGACCCCTATACCAAAGCCAAGAAAGAGGTTGAGTTACGGGAGAAACAGGCTAAAATAATCAATCAATTTAATAGAGCTAAAGAACTTTTGGGAGAAAAAGCTCCAAAATCATTGTCAAAATTTAAGGAAATGGGGTATAATAATACTAGAGAGTACAGGCAGGTATTACTCAAATCCGAGTTACAAGAACACATTAACAATGGCTTACTATCATTAACAATCAATCCTGATAAGCAGAACAGACATCTTAAAGAACATAAGGCTTATATTGATTATGTAGAACGAAATAAAAGTAAAGGTAAACCAATACCTGGATATATTGACGCAGATAATGCAACTATTCAGAAAATTATAAATGATAATTACCTAGACGGAAAAATCATAAAACGACAAGATGGACAATTTAACTCTGTTATAAAAATTGATGAAAAAAGTGGTGTAGCGTATAGTCGCTCTGACTTAGATGGGAAACATCCAACAAAAACAAATGAGTTTACCATCCATATTTCAAAATCTAAAACCCACTTAGTGCCTAAAATGCCTAGTGATATTACAAAAGGAGGAACACAATGAGACTATGGGAATATGTAGACAAAAATGTACGCCTTGTTTTAAAAGATGACACCTCTATCACTGGCAAGGTTATAGATTGGTATGATGGCTATGATTTAGACGGTTCTGACGAAATCGTTATAGGTGACTACTCATACCCTGAGAACATTATCAAGGAAATCAAAATTATCAGCGCTTAGTACATTCTAGGCGCTTTTTTAATACCATAAACCACTATAAACCTATGGGAACCCATCAGGTTTTTTATTTTGCCCTGGAGCATGGCGTAAAACTGTCTTAATTTGTCCATGTGACGTAAAAAGGAGGATTAAGACATGAGTCTTAAACGTGAAATGTTAGTTGAGGCAGGTATCGAGGATAAGTCAGTGATTGACAATATCATGCAAGCGTACGGTGCAGGTATTGAGAATGCAAAATCACAGGCTAAATCTGAGCTACAAGCTGAAAATGAGACATTAAAGCAACAACTTGAGCAACAGACTCAAGCGATCCAAGACTTACAAGCTAAAGAGGGAGCTAGTGAGGAAAGCAAGCAACAGCTTGAGCAACTCAAGGCTCAATTTGAGCAGTATAAGCTGGATAGCGAGGCAAACCTTGCTCAGGTAACCAAAACCAATGCTATTGCCCTTGCTTTGAAAGATGTAGGCGCTTATAACTCAGAGGACTTGATGAAATTCATTGACCTAGACAGTATTGAGCTAGGAGAGGATGGTAAGCCTCAGCTTGAGGATACGATCAACTCACTCCGAGAGTCAAGCCCTTACCTTTTCCAAACGGTGCAAGAGCAACCCAATCCTAATATCTCTGTCCCAGGTAACCCATCAGCAAGTAATGCAGATGACGGCTTGAGCGCAGAGGACAAAGCCCTTTTTGCAGGCTTTGACAGCGTATAATACTAAAAAGAAAAGAGGAAATATATAAATGACAGTAAACTACGCAGAAAAATTCAGTCAGAAAGTTGATGAGCGTTTTGCAAGAGAGGCTCTCACTACTAACATTGTCAACCAAGATTTTGATTTCATTGACGCTGAGACAGTTAAGGTCTACACAGTAGAAACATCAGCAATGAATGACTACAAGACCACTGGTCAAAATCGCTACGGCACAGCTGATGAGCTTGGAAACAGCGTGCAAACTATGACTCTCTCTCAAGATCGCTCATTCACATTCACGATTGACAATAAATCTTTACAAGGAACAAATGGAGCTATGGCAGAGGGCAAGGCTCTAGCCCGTCAAATTTCAGAGGTTGTCATCCCTGAGATTGATAAGTACCGTCTTTCAAAAATTGTGGCAGGNNNNCAAGACTAATGCTTATGAGCTTGTACTTGAGGGACAATCTAAACTTGATGACGCTCTTGTACCTACAGCTGGCCGTATCTTGCATGTGTCTCCTAAATTCTACAAGTTGATTAAACTTGATGACACTTTTGTCAAAAACTCTGACCTTGGTCAAGAAATCACTATCAAGGGTCAAATGGGTATGATTGACGGTATGCCAGTAGTGTTGACACCTACTACTTACCTACCTACAGGTGTTGAGTTTGTCATCGCTCACTCAGCAGCTACTACATCTCCAGTTAAGTTGCAAGACTACAAAATCCATGACAACCCACCAGGTATCAACGGTAAACTGGTTGAGGGGCGTATCCGCTATGACGCTTTTGTCTTGGACGCTAAGAAAAAGGCAATCTACGTTCACAAAACAGCCTAAGGAGGTAAACAATGGCTAAAGATAATGCAACAGAGGAAGTAGTAGAGGTCAAACCTGAGGTCACTCTGACTAAGGACGGGCTTGAGTACACTCTCACTGACCCTGTAATGATTGCAGCCTTTAAAAATCAAGGCTTTGAGGCAAAGGAGTAGCTAAATGAGTAAATTTAAAGCTACAGCCAATGTGGTCTTTAATATCAATGGCTATGAGAGAGCCTTTGATAAAGACACAGAGTACAGCATGGACAAGGATGTAGTCGCTGAGCTCAACGCCAAAGGTGCTATCACACACCCTGAGCTTAGTCCATTCTTTGTACCTGCTGAAATTGAAGAAGAAATTGAGGCGGATGATTAAGACCGCCTCTTAAAATGGAGGAGGTGGTCATCATCGCTTACTTGACAAAAGATGAGTATAATGAGTTAGGTTTTGATGAAGTCAATGACTTTGAGAATATTTTGATGAGGGCTGAGGTAGCTATCAATCTCTTTCTTAATGGATTTTATGACACTAAGAATTTTGAGACTGATTTTGAGCCTAGAAAGAAAGCTGTCAAACTTGCTACAGCATTTCAAGTGGCTTATTTAGACGCTAGTGGGATCACTACAGCTGAGGATAAGCAAGCAGTCTCTACTGTGACACTTGGTAGGACTCATGTGAGCTATCAGAGCGCCTCTAAGCAATCGTTTGAAAGTGCTAGGTATAATCTATCACTTGACGCCTTGAACGTGCTCAAAGGAGCTGGTTTTGGGTTCAGGGGGGTAGGCTATGATAGACATTGATAAGCGGTTATTGATTGATACTGTAACAATTCAAAAAGCGACAGATGAAAAAGACGGATGGGGAAAAGTAATATTAGAGAGCCCAGTGACCCTTAAACATGTCAGATTTGATAGACAGTATCAAGTGCAAGGCACGAAGAACAACCGCAAAGAGTCCAAGCCTAGCACTTTATTTGTGTACCCTAAATATTGCCCAGTTGTTCTAGATAACACCTTTAAAAATGCCATTATCAATGACGGAGAACGTGAGTACAGAGTAACCTCTGTGGTTCCTGTCAGTTATCCACATAAGCAAAAAGTATTTTGTTACGAGGTGGATTGTATCTGATGGGAACTAGCGTATCTGTAAAAGTTGACCTAAAAGGCATAGAGAGGAAAGTATCCCCACAAGCACTAGCCAAGGGCAAGTTAGCTATTGCAAACCAAATGCTGACTGACTTTACATCCTTTATCCCACGCAAAAGCGGAGACCTAAGCGGTAGCGGTCAAGCTACAAAGGATGGAGTGCGATATCCTGGCCCTTATGCAAGAGCTCAGTTTTACGGCTCAAGCTACAACAAAGTAAGGACTTTTTACTTTAAAAAGTACACCACACCAGGAACTGGTAAGCGCTGGGACTTAAAAGCCGAGGCTCTACATGCTAGTGAGTGGGCTAAAGTCGGATTGACCGCAATGGGAGTGAAAACATGAATAATAACGATTTTTCAGAGGTTTTAAGAGATTTCATCAATACACTAAAACTCTCTCTGACTTGTAGACTTGACTATTTGTCAGAGAAAGAGGATTTAGTCCTATATCCTTTGCCAGGGGGCAAGGTTTTAAAAGAGTACATGAACGGCAAACAAGACATCAGTCTTGTCTTTGAGGTGGCTATCAAGACACTTGATCATCAAAAGACAAGCTCTATCCTGTGGGCTATCAATCACGCTCTTGCTGATTTTAACCTAGAGCTACCTAGCAAAAATAACTCATATCAATTCAGAGGCCTTGAAGTATCTCAGCCATTTCT